CAAAACAAGCTGACGCAATCAAAGATGCAATGAAAGACATCGCCAGCAGCGGCAACGTCAAAGTGTTTGAAGGTGCGTTGTTCAAGTCCACATACGTTGAGGCAGATCGTTCTGTCACCGATTGGAAAAAGTTGGCCAAAGATCTTGCTATCCCGACGGACAAGATTGCCGAGTACACCAGCACAACCGCTGTGTTCAGCATCAAGACCACAGCACGATGATCCAGTACGGCATCTTGGATGACGACGGCGCGGTGGTGCGTTGGGTTTGGGACAAACCGTCCTACCCACACATCACACGCAAAGTGCCCAGGCCACGCAAAAAGCAGATCGATTGGTCAAACTTTGAGGCCGCACCGTTTTAATGTTGTTGACACAACGTCAACGATTTAGATTATAATTTCCACACGCAACCACAAGGAGCAACACAAATGTCAGAATTTTCAGTACACAATGTCAAGTCAGTTCGCATCAGTGAAACACGCGAACACGATACCTTTGTCACTCGCACGATTTACATCGTTGACGACAAGGGTGAGTCACATGAAGTCACGTTGTTCAGCAAGCATGTTGACGACGAAGAGACGCTGCGGGTGTGGTTGTGAACTACATCGCAGAAATCGAACACCGCGTTGCGGGTATCCCATGCCTGATTGGTGTGATCAGTTACGAGTCCGAGCCACAAACTTGGGACGATCCTGGTTGCACCGACATGGAATGGGAGATCCTCGACCGGCGTGGTCGCCCGGCTCCGTGGTTGGAGCGCAAGGTGACCGACAAGGAGCAGTCCTCAATCGAGGAAGCAATTTATCAAGAAATGGAGAATTGATATGGCAATTGAAACAATCGCAATTGAAAGCCAGGAGCAATGGCTACAGCAGCGTGCCAAGGATGTGACCAGCACGGAGGTGTCAGCGCTTTACGGCCTGTCGCCTTACCTCACAGAGTTTGAGTTGTTCCACAACAAACGCGACAACGTCGTGGTTCGCATCGAGCCAAACGAGCGCATGCGTTGGGGTAACCGCCTGGAGGCTGCAATCGCTCATGGCGCAGCCGAAGACCAGGGCTGGGACATCAGCAAGCTCAACGTGTACATGCGTGACATGGACGCCCGCATCGGCTCAAGCTTTGACTTTCAGATCAACAGCAAGAGTGATGGCCCAGGCATCCTAGAGATCAAGAACGTGGATGGCCTGCAATACCGCCGATCATGGATTGATGATGGGGCCGGCAACATTGAAGCGCCCGAACACATCGAGCTTCAGATCCAGCATCAAATGGAAATTTCTGGATACGAATGGACGGCGCTTGTGGCCCTGGTTGGCGGCAACGAGCAAAAGGTAGTCCTCCGAAATCGCGACAGGGAAATCGGTGCAGACATTCGCCAGCGCGTGAAAGCGTTCTGGGAACAAGTACAGAATAACACAGCACCATCGCCAGACTACAGCGCTGACGCTGAATTCATCATCAAGAAACTGCACAACGATGCAGACGCCAACCTGATCGCAGAGTCAGATGGCAGCCTGGATCAATTGATCGAACAGTACGCGTACCTCACGCGCATGATCAAAGAGCAGGACACACTGAAGGACGCCACCAAGGCGCAGATCCTGGAGCGTATTGGCAAGGCCAGCAAAGTCGTGTCACCGCTTGGCACGATCTCTTGCGGCGTCACCAAAGACTCGGCCGGCACTCTGGTCACGCCCGACATGTTGGGCACTTACATCGGCGCTCGTAAAGGGTTCCGCAATTTCCGATTTACACCAAAGAAAGAAGGTTAATCATGGCAGCAGAACAACGCATCTACAAGGTCACCGGCAATGGCCAGGTCTACCTGGTTCAAGCATCAAGCCAGGCCCAAGCGCTGCGGCATATCGCCGGCAAGCTTTACCAGATCGATGTGGCCAAGGCCATTGACGTCGCAGTAATGATGGGCAAAGGCGCTACTGTTGAGGTATCATCAACAATCTCGGAGCAATCCGATCTTTTAACTGAAGGAAACCAATCATGACTACTGGAACAGAAATCACCCCAATGGAAGCAATGCGCGGCACGCTGGTCAAAATGCAGCCAGAGTTTGCAGCAGCACTGCCACCACAAATCCCCGTCGAGAAATTCATTCGCACTACGTTGACCGCTGTGCAGATGAACCCAGAGCTTTTGGGCGCTGACCGCCGCAGCCTGCTTGGTGCGTGCATGAAGGCAGCCCAGGACGGTTTGCTGCTTGATGGCCGTGAAGCTGCGCCCGTCATCTTCAACACCAAAGAAGGCAAGAAAGTGCAGTACATGCCAATGGTTGGTGGCATCTTGAAAAAGATCCGCAACTCTGGTGAGTTGGCCAGCATCAGCGCCCAGGTGGTTTACGACAAAGACCACTTTGAGTACGAGCTTGGCGACAACGAGTCGATCACGCACAAGCCATTCCTGGGTGCAGAGCGCGGCAAACAGATTGCTGTGTACGCTGTGGCCAAGACCAAGGACGGCGCGATCTACCGCGAGGTCATGAGCGTGGCCGATGTTGAGAAGGTTCGTGCTGCCAGCCGTGCCGGCAAGTTTGGCCCCTGGGTTGATTGGTGGGACGAGATGGCCAAGAAGACAGTCATTCGTCGCATGGCCAAGCGCCTGCCATCGAGCGCGGATCTGGACAGCGTGCTGCAAGCCGACAACGAGGCATCAGGATTCGTCCAGGTTGAGCGCAAAGAGCCAATCAATATCACGCCAGCACCAGAAGAGCAAAGCGCCCCTATGGCCCGTTTAAAGCGTTCTATTGCTGATCGCGCCGGAGAGGTAATTGAACCATCAACAGGAGAAATTATTGAGGAGGGTAACCATGTCGCAGCTACTGACACCGAAGGAACTGTGTGAGCGATGGAGAGTTGCTGACAACACGCTGCGAAAGTGGCGAGTTGCAAACACCGGGCCGAACTATCTCAAGCTGGGCGAAGGACGTAATTCAGAAGTCCGCTACCGCCTGGAGGATATTGAAGCCTTTGAGCGAACCAACCGGTTCGTGACTGATAAATGAAAGGGAGTCCCATGAAAAAACTACTCATCGTAGCTGCATCACTGGGACTGCTTTCGGCCTGCTCTTCAACGAGCGCACCGAAGGCAGTTGAGCAAGAGTTGGTGATTGACAAGCATGTGCAGCCGCTTACCAGGAATGAAGTAATTGTTGGTGTGCGCGAGTGTGAAACCAATGGCCTGCGTGGCGTCATGTTGTACGGCAAACGCAAGATCAATGGCTACACAACCGAGGTTGTCATCGATGTCACTTGTGCGCCTAAATGGTAAAAAAAATCCCCAGGGTTTTTAATCCTGGGGACTCCGCATGGAGATGCGAATGATAGTTGGCAACTGCAAAAAGATTTTAGCTTAATTCAAAATGTGGTGCGTCAATGAATGGGCGCTTACCTTGCTTGCGCCGCTCATCAACATAGAAGTTCATTGCCTCTTCCATTGTGCCGCGCCATAAGCGAATGTCTGGCACGTTCCAGGCAGCGCCCCACTTGATGGCCACATTCTTTTCAATTGCAGCCTGCTTCATTGCGTCAGCCAGGTTGTCGTACACATTCAACTCCCAGGACACTTGGCCAGCAACGTAGGCCATGAGATCGACAGCGTCGCCGGTCAGGTGCTTTGAGTCCATTGTCTGGCTTTTGCCGGCAGCAACGTATTCGCGTTGCTTCTCGACCGTACGCAAACCTTCAGACACGCCAAAATCTATTGTGCTGATTTCAATTGCGCGAGTAACAACGTCAACCAATTTGTCGTTTACGCCATCCAGGCGCTCAATGCTGCGTTGTGAAAGTTTGAATGTCATTGCTGTGCGTCCTTTCGTTGTGACTTCATGTCCATGATTTTCTCAAGGGTGCGGCCGCCAAAATAAAACGACATGATCAGCATGCCCCACTGGCCAAGCAACTCAACATATTTTGGGTTAGCGTCTTTGCCGTAAGCGCTCATCATGGCAAACAAAAAATACGCGCCCAGAATAAAGATCAAAGTCATAGGTCGGATGTTCTTTGACAGCCAGCTATCACTGGCCATGTCTGCCTGCTGGCGCTTGGTCAGTTCTTGCTGCTCTGAAATGTCAGCATTGATTTGAGCAAGCTCACCGTTTTGCTGCATCTGCAATAGCTCAAGCTGCGCCTTTGCTTTTGCTTCTGGGTCTGGAAAGAATTTGTCGACAAGCTTCATGCCGACGCCAAGCACTGCGTCTAGTGGGAACATAGCTGCACTCCTAAATTATTGAGATCCGCGGTTTGTGGTGAACTCTTCCGCGCCCTTGCGAACAACAACTTTGTCACCTTCAACAGAGACAGACATTGGATCGCGATCGGCCATCTTGTCGAGTCGGTCAATCAACTGCTTCATGACTTCAAACTCTGGCTTGTCTTGCTTTGGATTTGCACCGGCAACGCTGTTGAGCATCGAGATCAGAGCAGTCAAAGAAGCGCCAAGCAATCCCATGACCGCGGCCATCTTGCCTTCTTCCAATACGATTGAAGCGCCGACGCCCATTGCGACAATGATGGTTATATAGACAAGACCGTTTTTACCAATCGCTTTACCGGCGACTTCTTTTGCTGGTGTTGTTGCTTCCATACGAAGCATCTCAAGCTTGATTGTGTCTAAAGTGTCTTTGTCCATATTCATCCTTTGTCTGATTTATTCTCGAGCTTTTTAAATATTAGGCCGAGAGTGTTGTCCATCTTGCTAAAGCCTTCCTTCATGTCTTGCTTTATTTCGTAGACCGCTTCTTTAAAGTCATCGCGACGCACAAAGTCTTCGTGCATCTTGGTGTCCATTTGTCGCAAATCTTTTTTAAGTTCCACGATTGCATCCCAAATGACTTTAAGAATCCACCCAACAAGTGCGCCTGCTGCGCCAACGGCCCAGTTGAAAATCATCTGATCCATTTACTACTCCCAGATTGGTGTTGGCTCTGTTGGCCACACTGGATCGGCAACAGGCGTGATGATTAGCGCACGAAGGGCGGCGCGGTATGCAATGAATTGCACTTGATTAGCAAGGCCAACATCCGGCAGCGCGGCCCAATCACTAAATGCAATCAAACGCTTGGCTTGCGCCTTGCATTTATTAAACGGCTCAAGCAAAGTCAGTCGAGTAATCTCATCCTGAATTTCATTTTCAGTTGGCTTGTCTTCTGGTTTTCCAAGCCATTCAAAATTTTCTTCGCAAAGAGTCCATTGAGAATTTGGTCGCAAAGAAGCGATAGCATCTGCTTTAGTAATCATCCCGCTATCTCCAAAAGTTGAAGTGTTGCCATTGGTGAACCATATGTACTATTACAAACCATAGTGTTTCCGTATCTAGCCGCCATAACCAATTCGGTAAAATCAACTTGATAAGTTGTGCTTGAAGTAGTTGATGGTGAGTCTAAATAATTAAATGCCGCAACATCAAATTGTTGAACAATATACTGCACATTATTGCCAACAACTGTTTGTGCAATTTGTGTTCCTGACCTTGTAAGACGAACTCCAATCCAAGCATTACCACCGTTATCACCAAAAGTGACTGGAACAGTGACAAGAGCAAGAATTTTGCTTGTTGATGCGGATGGAGTAATAGATAATGACAATCCTGTTGACACCCATGATGACGAGTTGTTTATAACTTGAGTTGTTGTAGTTGTTTGAACCATTTGCAACACTGCGCCAGCACCAAAGTTTGCTCGTGCAGCACCGGCAGCCATCTTGGCGCTGTTCACAAAGCCATCGGCCATCTTCAGACGGCCTGCTGTGTCAGCAGTCAGGATGCCATCTTTGAGCATCCCCAGTTCTATTTGAGTCAATGCCATGATTAGGCTCCTTGCTTCAGTGAGTCAACGATCAGCTTCAAATCGTTCACGCCTGGAGCGCTATCGATGTCGGCTTGAATCGCTGTGTATTTGTCACGAATCGCTTGACGCGCAGCCTCGGCAGCCTGTGCATCGGCACCAGGTATCTGCTTGGCAATGATCTCATCAAGTGGTTTAAATTCTTCAGCGCGTGCGTCACGACGAATGTTATGCGTGATGTCTCGAGCTTTGTTTAGGTTGATCGTAATCATGCTGTGTATTCCCATGCGTTACGGAACGTGCGATCAGACGGAACATCTGCGACGTCCACAATTTTGAATGGCTTGCCTTCTGGTACGTCTTTGGCTGCAACCCATGCGGCGAACTCGTCGTCTGTCTCATCGCGATAAACAGCGGGTGTAACAATGCGCTGCTCTTCATGCTCTTCAACTTCTTCAGTTGCAGGAACGACAACAGTTTCAAAGACAGCGTCAGACACAAGAATTTGACGGCGTGCTTCTTCCGCAATAATTAAAACTGAAACACCACCTTCATTGTTTGGGTAAATAATTCGTTTATCCATTTATTGCTCCTAATTAGCGGAAAATTGAAACG